GTAGTCTACGCGCTGTTCCGCGCACCACACGCGGCGGCGCGTGAGTAGTTCGATATGTTGCGGTTTGCCGCCACTGAAGCGCACAATCACGTCGCCGTCATGGCGCGCCTCCCAGAGCTGTTCGAGGATCTCCGGGAAGGTGGCGCATGCTATACTGACAGTCGCTTTACTCATCCAGACGACCCGAGGGACGCCACCCGTTGACGGTCACCAACCCACGCCCGGTGGGTGGTTCTGTGGCGACCGATGAGGTGACACGATGGCCACCCGCGCTTCCCATAGACATCCGTTCGTCAACGGCCCCGTCCAGGGCGTTCAGAGCATGTATTTCTCGCTGAAGCCCGACGAGCGCATCCGGCTGCTGGAGCGGTTTCTGGCGGAAGGCCACGGCCCCAGCGTGCGTGCAGCGCGGCGCCGGCTGCGGACCATGCAGCCGGGCGACACCTACTACGCGAACTGGCTCCACTACGTGACGGTCATGCCTGCCACACTGCGCCGGTGCCGGCGCGAGCTAGCGCGCCTCCGACGCGCGGTCGTCCAGCGAGACGCCCAGCAGCGCGAGCGCCGGTAACACCATCCCCGCGCCCAGCGCCTTCGCAAGGCCGGTGGCGCCGCCACTGGCCAGCACCTCCAACATCCGGGCCTCGTCGGGGCGCTCGGCGCGCACGCGCTTCATGTTGTAGGTCTGCAGCAGCTCCTTAGCCAAGGCCATCACGCGGACATCAAGCCCCCGCTGGTCGGCGGCCGAGAGCTGCGCCCACTCGGACCCAGGGCCGACCACGCGCCGCACGCGCTTGCCGCTCCAGGCTTCGGCGCCCTGCGCGATGGGCCGATAGCCCTCGGTAGCCACGTTCTTCGCCGTCTCGCTCTTCGGCGGCACCTCGACCCCCTTCGCATTCACCGTACCGAGATGGCGCTGCGCGAGGGCCTTGATGGCGGCTTCGTCGGCCGGCGCGATGGGCACCGGCGTTCCGTCTGGCTCCATTCGCAGCACGCGAATGGCGCGACCGGACTGCACCGGCGTATAGCGGGCGTCTAGCGCGCGCAAGTCGGCGGCGAACGCTTTAGCCGCGTCGCCTTTGATTTTGCGCCCGGCGTAGAGCGCCATGGCGTCGTGCGTCTCGCGCGGCGCCGCTGGGTTGAGGATAAGATGCGCGGCGGCCGACTGGCCTGTAGCCATGGCGGCGAGGTCACGCCCCACGCGCAGGTTCCGCTCGGTGCGCGCCGGTACTGTTCCGGCCGCTGTCACCGGCACCGTGACGCCATACGACGCGAGCGGGTTCTCCTGCAGGCGCCCCTGGTCATCCACCCACGACCCCGTGCCCTTGGCGCGCGAGCTGGTCATCCCGTGCATCAGGAAATCCAGCAGCGTATGTTGCTGCCGCAGGCTTTCGCCGGCGCCGAAGATCCGCGGCGACGCATACGCAATACCGCTCTCGGATTGCGGGTCGTAGGGCAGCAGCGACGACCATTGGCCGTCGGTGGCCGCCTCCATCGGCACAATGGCCGCAAGATGCTTGGCCGGCGTTTCTGGCGTTTCCACGGCGGTATCGGCCCGGCGCATCGTCCGCAGTGAATCGAGCGTATCCGCAACCCGCAGCAGGTGCCGCGCGTCCTGCGGCGTCAGCGGCATGGCGTCGCCCATCGTGTGCGGGAGCGCGGACAGCGTCGGCAAGCGTGCGGCTAATTCCGCGTCTCGACCGAGAATCTTCGCGAACTCCCCTTGTCGCAGCAGGCTGGAGAAGTCGGGGGTGCCGGCGACGTCGGCGTCTGTGAGCAGTCCCCGCTCAATCACCTCGCGCGCCGGCAGCCCCAGCGCGCTGGCCTTCTCATAGAGCGCCATGGCCGTCGACCACGCCATCTCCTGCGCTTCGGCGCCGCTCACCCCAGCTTTCGCTGCCGCCTGGCGCATCCGCGCGACGCCGGCCAGGTAGTGGGGGGTGACGCCGGGGTCGCCGGCGGCCAGCCGCGCGTTGCGGTTATCTTTCGTGAGATTGCCGCTCCAGTTCTCCTGCGCCGCGCCCATCAGGTTGCCCATCCACGCGTCGAGCACCATGGCCTCATCGGAGGGGATGGTGCCGAGCTGGTTCTGTAGCGCGCGTTCGCGCAGCGCCAGCCAGAACTGGTCAATCTTCGGACCTGAGACGCTCTGCCCGCCCTGTAGCACGCGCACGGTGTTGTCAATCCACGCGTCGAGGGCGCTCTTCTCCGTCCCCCCCTGCACGCTGGCGTGAATGATGCGCTTGATGGCGTCGGCATCGGTCGGCCGCCCGGCGGCCTTCCAATTCACAAACACGTTGAGGGCGTTGGTGAGGTTGCTCTCGACACTCGTCTGCGGCGAGGTGGCCGCCAGGACGCCCGTGAACATGTCGGCGTCGGCACCAAAGAGCGACTGGAGCGCCCGCCGGCTATTCGCATACCAGCCGCGCTTCGGGGCGCCGCGCTTGATAGCCGCGACGAGGTAGTCGACGTCGGGCAGGCGGGTGAACGTATCGACGAAATTAGCCATGGCGCCTGACGACCGCGTCAGCGGCTCCACTTCCGCTGGCTGGAGATGCCGCAGCGCGTCGCGCGCGCCCGGCACGCGTGCCGCCTGCGTCGCTAACGTGTTCCACTGCTTCTCGGGCAGCTGCTGCTCCAGCGGTCGCATCGATGTCGGAAGCGCGCGCGGGCCCAGATTGCCCACCGCGCCCGTCTCATCCGCGAGCACGCGCCCGAGTGGCGGATACTGGCTCGCCAGTTCGCCCAGCGTCGCGCCCGCCTGCTGCGCGCCGCGCGCCACATACGGGGCCGCCGCGCGCCCGCCTTCAAGGGCGCCGCCCAGGGCGCCGCCGGTGGCCATCCCCATGGCGGTATTCACGCCGAGATTCTCGAGCAGCGGGCGCCCCTCGGCCGCATTGGTGCCCATCGTGGTGACCGGCGCCAGCACCGCCCCCGACAGGCCGGCACGGGTCATCCGGGACACGGCGTTCTCGGCCAGCGCGCTGGCGGCCGGTGTGACCGCCGCCTCGGCGGCATTGAGCCCGAGGCGCGTGACCTGGCGCCCGACGCCCAGCCCTGGCACCATGTTCAGGGCGCCCTGCGTCCCGACCAGGCCCCAGTTCACCGGGCGACCGTCATAGACCTGCCCGGCCAGCTCGCCCAGCGACCCGCCCACAAATCCACCGACCGGGCCAAACACACTGCCGGCGACGGCCGGCACCGTGCGGATCGCCATGCTGGCGGCCATCTGCCCGTAGTCCGGCGGCGGCGCGTCGGCCATCCGCGACGGGGCCACCAGACCCCTAGTCGCCGCCGGCGGCATCGCGGCCGGCAGGGGGCGACGCAGGGCCCCCGCCGACGGCGCCATCGGCTGCGCGCGCAGCGCCAGGTCGAGCAGCGTCGGCGGCAGCGGCCGTGCCGGCAGCCGGGGCAGCACCCCCCACTGGTGCGCCATCGTGCGCGCCGACGGAGGCAGCGCGGCAAGCTGCGCGGGCGTCAACGCCGCGAACTGGGCGCGCAGCGCCTCCAGCTCGGGGTCCGTGGTCATTGCGATCTGCAGGCGATCCTGGGGCATCAGGGCTCCTCAATGGGCGCGACGGGCCACGCCCGCGCGGCGCGAGTGGCACGCCTCACGGGGCGCTGTCTGGACCGACGGGACGACCCAGCCCCGATGGCCCCTCGACGTCCAGGGGCGCCTCGAGGGGCGCGTCCATCGGCACGCGCGCGGGCACATCGGCCGTCGTCGTCACGACGTCCGTCAGGGCGCCGTCGTCGTCGCGTCCGAGGACATACGTGCGGGGCGTCGTGGTCGGGCGGGCGGCCTGCCGCAAGGCCGACAGGGGCCGCGGCGCGCCCTGCCACGCCTCGGAGGCCGCGACGGCCGCCACCGCGGGGTCGATCCGCATCCCCTGCGCCATCGCCTCGATCCGTTTGGCCTCGAGCTGCGCGTCGTTCTTCATGGCCTGGATCTGGAGGTCGGTGCGCGCCTTGAGCGATTCCAGCTCGAGCTGCGTCTGCTGCTTCAGCTGCTCGACCTCGAGCTGCGTCTGCTGCTTGACCTGCTCGACCTGCACCTGCGCCTGCTGCTTGACCTGCTCGCCCTTGATGACGTCGGCCGCCTGCGCCAGCTGCTGCTGGAGCTGCTGGAGCTGCTGCTGCAGCTGCGGCACGAGCACCTCGGGCGGGGGCCCCTGCGACTCGTCCTCCGCGAGATACGGGAACATCTGCGCCCGCTGCTGCTTCAGCAGGTCGGCGATCTCGCGCGCGCCGGGGAAGTCGCGGAACCGGAAATAGATCGGGCCGATGAGCGGCAGCAGCTGCGGTGCCGCCTGCAGGATCTGGCCGATCTCGTCCGCGCCCTCCTGCAGCCGCGTCTGGTAGCTGCGCCCGATCGACACACTGACGCCGTAGACGCCCTGCTGCAGGTCGTAGTGCTTGACCGCCGCCGGCCGCACACCGCCGACGGCCGGCATCGGGCGGCCCGTGCGTGGGTCCGTCACGAATGGCTGATTGATCAGCGCCTGCTTGCTGTCGTCCTCACCGGTCAGCAACTGCACCACGCGCCCTGGGCGGTCGTAGATGCGCGGGATGAGGTCCAGCACGACCTTGGCCTCATACACCATGGCGATGTCGGCTAGGTTCGCGATGTAGTGGCTCGTGCCCGCATCGCTCTGCTGCTGCAGGGCCAGCAACGCGCGCCCACTGCGCTCGCTCTGGCTGATGCGCCCCAGCGCCGGGTCGAACACCGCCGTCGTCGTCTGAATGAACGCGTCGGCCTGCTGCATCAGCGCCATCGACGTCGACATGCGCGAGGCATCCACCGGCACGCGCTGCGGCGGCGCCGCGGGCTGCCCGGCCACGGTCGTCGGCTTGTAGATCAGCGCCGGGAAGTTGCGCGTGTTCGCCTGCTCCCACATGCGCTCGTAGCCTTCGTTCTGGCCTTCGGCCATCAGGAAGGGCGCGCGCGGCTCGAGCGCGGCGATCTCCACCGCGTTGCTGGCGGCGTAGTTGAACAACCGCTGCCCGTCTTTCGCGGGGCGGATCATCCCGACGAACCGGCGCTCGCCGTCAAACGGCTGCAGCTCCCGGCCCACGACCGGAATGATCGGGATGTAGCGCCCGTTCCACTCCTGCGGCTCGGTCAGCTCCTCGACGCCGTTGATAACCGACCACCAGACACGCGGCACCCGCACCGCGCGGCGCCGCGCGTCCGGCGCCACCAGCGCCGCGTCCGCCTCGCCGAGCTCGTCGCGGAACACCACGCGCCCATCGGTCAGCTGCACATACTCCCGGTCCACATACTCGACGCGGAAATACTCCGCGACGAGCACCGCGTTCTGCGCCTCGCCGTCGACCCGCACCCAGTCCGGCACGTCGCGCACCAGCGCCTGCAGCGCGCGCGCGTCGTAGTCCGCGAGCGCGCTCTGCGGATACTCGCGCTTGAACCGGTCCATCGACAGCCAGGTGCAGACGAACGCATACTCGCCGTCCGACCAGTCCGGCTCCTGCGCCGACGGGTCGAGGAACACCATGTCCTGCTGCAGGATGCGCTGCAACACCACCTTCTGGTCGAAGGGCGACCCACAGTGCTCGTCGTAGATGGTGTTGACCCGGTAGTACCCCATGCCGGCCTTCACGGCGCGCTCAAACGCCCAGCTGCGCGCCTGCTGCGCCCGGCTGTCGCGCTCGATGTGCCGATACAGCCCCTGCAGCATCTCGGCAGTATCGGCGTCGGCGTCCTCGCTCAGCGGATGGATGTTCACGCCCAGGTGCGCGCTCTTTTGCTGGTTCAGCACCATCTGCACGGGCTGGTCCAGCTTGCTGATGCTCAGCGTCGGGCGCGGCGGGATAGCCACGTTGCCGACGACCGTCCCTTCCCGCTGGCGGCGCGACTCGGCGTCCCACTGCAGCTCGGGCACCTGGAACTGCAAGTCGTCCTGCTCGCGCTGCCGCTGCGCCTCGTAGGCGTCCCGGCTTGTCTTGAACCGTTTCAGCGCGTCCTGCACCGTCTGAGACTCAGCCATGCGTCACACCCAGGCGTAGCTGCCCGAGCCCGCCCGCGGGCGCCCGAACAGGTCGTCGTCGTCACTGCGGCGCCGCGGCGCCACCGGCACTTTGTGGCGTACCGCCAGCCCCCGGACCGCGTCGGCCGCGTGCGAGGCCCAGTCGTGGACGGGCGTCGCCTTGAACTCCTGCAGGCGCGTGTTGTAGTCGCGACGGTAGTGCTGCAGCGCCTCGAGCAGCGCCCGCGTGCGGCGCTGGTCGAACCAGCAGCGCGGCAACAGCAGCCGCACCGCGTGGATGCCGTCCTCGACCTCGTTGCGCCCGCCGGTCAGGCGCGGCGTCATCTGAAACTTGATGCCGTAGTTGGCCGCGACCTCGAGCCGGCTCTTGCCCGTGCCCAGCTCGCGCACGGCGATGTCGTGCGGCGCCCAGTGCCGGCCGTAGGTGTAGTCCTTGGCCTGCAGCACCTGCGCGTAGTGCGGGAACCCCTCGCCGCTCGCTTCGTAGTAGTCCACGATGCGGACCTCGCCCGAGCGCAGCGACTGGCTGAACACGATGCTCGTGCTGTCGCCCACGCCCAAGTCCCAGTCGGTGTCGACCGGCAGCGCCGGGTCTACCGGCACCGTGGTGACGCGGCCGTCCGCGCGCGCCTGCTCCAGCTCGGTCGAGTAGATGCTGCCCTTGACCGCCGCCTCAAACGAGCACTCGAACTCCTGCCGATACTCGTCCGCCGTCATGATGGCGCGCGCCGCCGCCAGCTCGTCGTCCGGGATCAGGCCCGTGTCACTCGCCTTGAACTCAAGGTAGGTCCAGCCGTCCGTCGTCTTGGCCTGCTCGGCCACCTGGCTGAATTGGTTGCGGCCATTCGGCGTGCCCAGAAATAACGCCCAGCCGCGCCGGTCGGCCAGCGCCGGCCGCACGACCTCGCTGAACACGTTCGCCGCATGGAGGCCGAACTCGTCGAACACGACGCCGTCGAAATACTGCCCGCGCAGGGCGTCTGGATTGTCGGCGCCGAACAGCTGCACGCGCGCGCCGTGGGGCAGGTTGACGATCAGGTCGCTCTCCCGCTGCTCGATGCCCGTCAGCGGCGCGCTGAACGCCTTGAGGTAGTCCCAGGCGATGAGCTTCGCCATGCGGTAGGTCGGCGCGATGTAGCCGAACCGGGGGCGCGGCCGGCGGCACTCCAGCGCCGCCACGAGCAGGTGGTTGACCGCCGCCACCGTCTTGCCCATCCTTCTGTGGCACACGGCCACCACCCAGCGGTGCGTCTCGAGCGCCTGGTGCAGCGCGACCTGCTGCGGGCGCGGCGCATACCCGAGGTCGACCACCTCCTCGTGCGCCACACTCACGGCGCCGACCCCCACGCGTCGTCCTCCGGCAGCAGCCCCGAGTCCCGCGCCATCAGCAGCAGGTGTGCGACCGTCTCGTAGGGGACGACCGCGCACCGGTAGTCCGCCCCCATGACGGTGATCTCGCCGTCGCCGGCGTACAGCGCGCACGTCCAGGTCTCCGCGAGCACGGCCCGGTCTCCTGGACGCAGCACCACATGTGGCACGGGCTGACCCGCTTGGTCGCGACGGTCGCCTACCATGGGCGCCGCACCACGATCGTCACCGGCGCGTCCGCGTCGCCTTCCAGGCGCGTCGGCAAGCACTTGCCCACCAGCGTCAAGAACGCCGTCGGGTTGGCCCGCGCCTGCTCCAGCAGATAGTCGGCGCCCCCCGCGCGGTCGAGCGCCTGCAGCACCATCGTCCGCACCTCGCCTGTGACCTTGTTGGGCACGCCCTTCACGCGCCCTTTCCCGGCATTCGGCGGCAGGCGCCGCCCTGCAGCGGGCTGCACTGTGGTGGGGGGCATCGCCACCCCAGGATAGGGCGAGTCCGGATGGGCAAACCGCAAGATAGCGAACTACCTCACCGCGGTGCCTCTGGCGTGCGCCTGCATCGCGGGCAGGTCGGCGGCAGGCTCGGGGGTGTGCAAGTCGAATAGAGTGCTCATGCCGTGGCCTCTAGATAACTGCGGATGAACGCTTCCGCGACTTGGGGAACGATTGCATTGCCGTAACCGCGCAGTCGTCCCACGCGGGCGGGTACCCCATGAGCCAGCGGGTGAAGGCCGGGTTCAACTGGCCGCGCTTTCCCGTCCGTGCAGGGGATCCAGTCGCAGGTTGACCAACCGCCCCACACGCTTGCACGCTCAGCGCCTTCCCGCGTGGATGCGCTAGGCGTTCCGACTGGAATGTCTCTGACGCCTGCTCGCTTTTCCAGTCCCGCGCCGCCGGTGTCGCCAACGTCGCCAGCTTCGCCGTCCCAGGCAGCTTCAGCACTGGCCTCGCATGGTCCCCGCTGCTGTAGCTGTAATCTGAGCCCTTCGCATCGTTCACCGTTGGTGTCGGCCACGACGCAAACAGTGCCTGCACCTCCAGCGGAGTGCCCATCCGACGACCGTGCTTCTCCACCACGCGGTCTTGCCTCGCCTCGTGCGATTCGATCGTGTCGCCTGATATCTGTCCACGTGGCGTCTGCCACCCACCACAATCGTTGCCGGATGTGCGGAGCGCCGACGCCCGCAGCGCAGCAATCGAGCGCCCCGACGGCGTAGTCAGCACTTTCCAGGTCAGTGCAAACAAGATCGATCCACGCCCGTCCGTCCGCGCTTGAAACCTGCTCACCAAAGACGACGTCAGGGCGGCACTCGCCGATGAGCCGAAACCACGCCGGCCAAAGGTGGCGCGGATCGGCGGTGCCAAGCCTTTTCCCCGCGCTCGAGAACGGCTGACATGGGCAGGATCCTGTCCAGACTGGTCGGTCATTAAGCCACCCGGCGAGTCGGAGCGCGTAAGCCCACCCTCCGATTCCAGCGAAGAAGTGGCACTGCTCGTAGCCTCGCAGGTCGTTTGGCTGAACATCGACAACTGACCGCTCATCGACATCCCCGGCCGGGATCTGACCAGCGCGTATCAACTCGC